GGTTATTGGACAGCTCAGTCTTTCTCTAGCGACAGTCCATATTTAATAGGGTAATAAACGCACTGTATGAGTACACAAAAAGAGGTAGCCATTCATTTGGATTTATCAGTCAAAAGAGTCTCAGAACTCATTAGAGATGGTATCTTTCCCTCAAAACAAGGTAGAAGTCCTTTAAATATAGATGTTTGCAGAGTTGCATATATTTCGTACCTTAGAAAGCTAGGTGGATATCACAAACGAAGCGGTACAGGCGATATTGCAGAAGAAAAAACTAAATTAACTGCTGCTCAAGCAAGAAAAGCAGAATTAGAAGTAGAAGAATTAGAAGGTAGCTTAATACCAGCACAATTAGTTGAAGATACTTGGATTGACTATGTCGCCAATGCTAGAGCAAAGCTATTAGGATTACCTTCAAGAATTGCACATCAAGTTATAACAGTAGATAAATATGCAGAAGCAGAATTAATCATAAAAGAACAAGTGCATGAAGCACTAAACGAGTTAGCTCAAAATGGAATACCTCAAAAATATAGAAAAGGTGATACAGGAGACAAATCAGATATGGACTCCACCACCCAATCTGAAGATTAGCGATTGGGCTGATAGCTACAGACGTTTATCACCTGAAGCATCAGCAGAAGCAGGTCAATGGAGAACTGATAGAGCAGAGTATCAACGAGAGATTATGGATGCTTTTAATGATCCTGATGTTCAAAGAATAGTATTTATGAAGTCTGCTCAGGTTGGTGCTACTGAAATACTTTTAAACGTCATTGGTTACTACATAGACCAAGATCCAGCTCCAATGTTAATAATGCAACCAACTTTGGCTATGGCTCAGGCATTTAGTAAAGATAGACTTGCTATGATGATTCGCGACACTGAAAAAATTAGAAATTGTGTAAAAGATCCAAGAAGTCGTGATTCAGGTAATACAGTTTTATCAAAAAAGTTTGCAGGTGGAAACTTGACTATAACTGGCAGCAACAGTGCAAGCTCACTCGCTTCAAGAGCCATACGTTGCGTACTTGCAGATGAAGTTGATAGATATGAAGCATCAGCAGGAGCAGAGGGTGATCCAATATCATTAGCAACTAAAAGAACAACTACCTTTTGGAATAAAAAAATATATATGTGTTCTACTCCAACTATCAAAGGACTTTCAAGAATAGAAACTGCTTTTGAAGAATCAGATAAACGCTACTATCATGTTCCATGTCCTGAATGTAATGAAAAACAGGTTTTAAAATGGAAAAATGTAGTTTGGGATGAAGGGCAACCTGAAACAGCTTCTTATGCTTGTGAACATTGTGGTTCAGTCATAGAAGAATCAAAAAAACAATGGATGTTAAAACATGGTGAATGGATAGCATCAGCACCAAAATCTAATACAGCAGGATTTCATATATCAGAGTTATATTCAGTTTGGTCTACTTGGGCTGATATGGCTAAAAACTTTCTTGAAGCAAAAAAGAATCCTGAGATGTTAAAGACTTGGATAAATACCGCACTTGCAGAAAGTTTTGAGGAGCAAGGTGAAACTGTTGAATACGAAACACTATTACAGCGTAGATTAAATTATGATTACACAACAATACCTGAAGATGTATTAGTTTTAACTGCTGGTGTTGATACACAAAAAGATCGTTTAGAACTGCAATTAGTTGGTTGGGGTAAAAATTACGAAGCATGGGTATGTGATTACAAGATATTTTGGGGTGATCCAAATGCTCTAAATGTTTGGAATGACTTAGATGCTTATCTAAAGAAACGATTTAAAACTGAATCTGAAAGATTAATACCTATATCTTGTTGCACAATCGACTCAGGCGGACATCATACTAATATGGTTTATCAATTTACTAAACCACGACAAGCAAGAAGGGTGTTTGCAGTCAAAGGTTTATCAACAGCAGGTAAACCAATAGCTAATAGACCTACATTTGTTGGTAAAAACAAAGCTGTTCTCTATGGTGTTGGCTCTGATAGTGCAAAAGAAGCTATTTTTGCAAGATTAGCTGCTGATCCTGAACAAACAACGCTACATTTCTGCTCAGACCTAGATGAAGAGTATTTTAAGCAGCTTACAGCAGAAAAAAGGGTAACAAAGTACGTTAGAGGGAGAAAAACGCTTGTTTGGAAGCAAGTTAGACCAAGAAACGAAGCATTAGATACGTTAGTCTACAATTTTGCAGCAATTTACATCTTAAACCCTAATTACGACTCAATTGAGAACAAAATACTCACTCAAGAGTCAAAACCAAGAGAAAAACAGCAAAATACACCAAAAAGAGGGATAAATAGAGGTAATTTTGCTACAAATTGGAAATAAATATATAAATATCAAACCCATATATTGACAATTAGGTAATGCACCTTAGTGTTAATAGTAGATTAATCTAATTATTAACGAGGTTTTTGCTTGTCTAACGCATTTGATAGAGAAAATTACCCACAAAAAGAACCAAGTACACTTGTTCTAGGTGATTATTGGGCATGGAAACGTGACGATTTAGCTGATACCTATCCTATAGGCTCATACGCACTTACTTATGAGTTTCACGAAGATTCAGGCGGTGGCGGTACACACAAATTTACTTTGACTGCTACTGAAGCAAACGATACATATTACATAGAAGCTGCATCATCCTCTACAACTGGATATGCAGTAGGTGATTACATTTGGGAAGCATATATAACTAAAACAGCAGACTCTAATAGGGTTATGGTTGATTCAGGAAGAACAACTATTACTCAAAATCTAGCTGATACTAACGCTGATCTAAGAAGTCATGCAAAAAAAGTATTAGATGCAATAGAAGCTGTTATTGAAAACAGAGCATCAATGGATCAAAGCTCTATGTCTATAGCTGGTAGGTCTTTATCAAGAATGTCTATAGATGAACTTATGACATTCAGGGATAGATACAAAGCTGAATATTTAAAAGAAATCAAACTAGCAAGAATCAGAAATGGGCAAGGAACTGGCAACACGCCAAAGGTAAGGTTTACTAAATAATGGCATGGTATAACAGAATCTTAGGAATCAACGAACCTAAGAAGAAAAAAAGACAAGCATTTAGAAGAAGTTACTCAGGAGCTAATACAGGTAGATTATTTGCAGATTTTGTTACCACATCTACAAGTGCTGATGCTGAAATCAAAGATAACATAAGAATATTAAGAGATAGAGCTAGAGAACTAGCAAGAAATGACTCTTATATCGCTAGATACCTAAATTTAATGGTCAGTAATGTTATTGGTAAACATGGAATCAGAGTATCTTCAAAAGCAAGAAACGATAACCAATCATTAGATATAGGTGCTAATTTACTTATAGAAAGAGCATGGAAAGAATGGGGACAAGTTGGTAATTGCACAACTAATGGAAGATTATCCTTTTTAGATTGTCAAAAGATATTTGTTGAGTCTCTATGTAGAGATGGTGAAGTATTAATAAGAAAAATAAAAGACAATAAATCACCATTTGGTTTTACTTTACAGTTTTTAGAAGCTGATCATTTAGACGAAACAAAAAATGACTTCTATAAAGCTACAGGCAACCGCATTAAGATGGGTGTTGAAGTAGATAAATACGATAGACCAGTAGCTTATCACCTATATAAAGACCATCCATACGATAGAGTTTATTTGGCTCAAGCTCAACACATAAGAGTTCCAGCAGATGAAATAATACACGCTTATTTACCGCAACGAGCAGAACAAACTAGAGGTGTATCTTTAGTTGCTACTGCTATGGCTAATGTGAAGATGCTAAATGGTTATTTAGAAGCTGAAATTGTAGCTGCAAGAGTTGGTGCTTCTAAGATGGGGTTTTTTACCTCAAGCGATGGCGATGGGTATGTGGGTGATGGAGAATTTGAGGACACATTCAATCCTACAATGAACGCTCAAGCTGGTGTATTTGAACAATTACCTCAAGGCATGGATTTCAAAGCATTTGATCCTACGCATCCTACATCTGCATTTGATTCGTTTACAACTAGCGTACTTAGAAGTATTGCTTCAGGTCTTAATATTTCTTACCACTCGCTTTCCAACGATCTTACTTCAGTCAACTACTCTTCAATACGTCAGGGTGCTTTAGAGGATAGAAGCATGTATCAGATATATCAACAGTTTGTAATTGAGCATTTTGTAAACCCAGTATTCCAATCTTGGTTAGAAATGGCTATATCAACAGGTTATATCAATTTGCCTATGGGTAAGTTTGATAAATTTGCTAGGTCAATTAACTACATACCAAGAAGTTTTGCATGGATTGATCCTTTAAAAGAAATGCAAGCTAACGTAATAGGATTACAAAATGGAACACTTACCTATTCTGATATTTCTGCTTCTTATGGTAGAGATACTGAGGAATTATTTGAACAACATCAAAAAGAAATAGAACTAGCCAAACAATACGATATAGAACTAGCTTATCAGCCATTTGGTCAGAAACTTCCTGTAGAAGCGAAGATACAAGGCGGAGAAGAGGAAGAAGATGCCTAAGCCAACTGAAGGAATGAAAGTAGAAGCACAAAAAGGTCTTGATTGGCGAGAAGAGCATGGTCGAGGGGGAACGAGAATTGGAGCTTTAAGAGCGCGTCAAATAGTAGCTGGTGAAAACCTATCTGACGATACAGTAAAAAGAATGTACAGCTTCTTTTCAAGACATGAAGTAGATAAGCAAGCAGAAGGTTTTAAACAAGGTGAAGAAGGTTATCCATCAAATGGCAGAATCGCATGGGCATTATGGGGTGGCGATGCTGGTTATAGATGGTCAAAAACAAAGGTAAATCAAATGAAGAATGAAGATAGAGCTATGCCTGATGCTTTAAAAGTAGGCGATTTTGTAAGTTGGAATAGTGCTGGTGGTAGAGCTAGAGGAAAGATAATAAAAATAGAACGAGATGGAAAAATAAATATACCTAACAGCGAATTAACTATTACAGGTACAGAAGATGATCCAGCAGCATTAATACAAGTTTATAGAAGTGGTGAACCTACAGATATTGAAGTAGGACATAAATTTAGCACTTTAACAAAGATTAATCCCATTAGGGATTTTAACGATTTCAATTCTAATGAATTGGAAAAACATCCTTTATCTAAAAATAAAGAGGAGAAAGCTATGAATAAAGAAGATAGACATATCCTCAATGTTAGTGAAACAGACAACTCTGTAGTTGTTGAATTTGCAAAGCATGAGGATGTAGAAGCTACTGAAGAAGTAGCAAACAATATTGAAGAAGAAGAAAGAATGATTGATTCTGAAATTAAGTATAGAACCATTGATCTTTCAAGAGCTTCATATATTGATGAGGAGAATAGAAGAGTTCGCATTGGTGTCTCTTCAGAAACTCCAGTGGAACGATCCTTTGGTAAAGAGGTACTTTCGCACAACGCTGAAGATATAGATATGTCATTTATGGCTTCAGGTAATGCTCCTTTATTGGATTCACATGATATGGAACGCCAAATAGGAGTTATAGAAGAATTTAAACTTGATGAGACTGCTAAAAGGACAATAGCAGTAGTTAGATTTGGTAAATCTGCTTTAGCTCAGGAAGTTTATCAAGACGTACTCGATGGAATAAAACGTAATATTTCAGTCGGTTACACAATAACTAAGATGAAACGAGCAAATAACGACATTATTGGAGAACACTATAGAGCTAGCTGGCAGCCGATGGAAGCATCAGTTGTTGCCATTCCAGCAGATAGAGACTTTCTAAAAGTCGGTGTTGGTCGTTCTAAAGATAAACAAAACACACAAACAACAAAGGTGAAAATAATGGAAAACGAAAAACAAGAAATTAATCTTGATGAAGTTAGATCACAAACTGTTGCTGAAGCTAAAGCTGAATTTAAAAGAAATTCAAAAGAAATCTTAGATTTAGCTGTAAAACACAACAAAAGAGATTTAGCTGACAAAGCGATTGCCGATGGTATCTCTGTTGAAGAATTTAGAGGTGTATTATTAGAAAATATTTCTAACAACACTCCTTTAGAAACTCCTTCAGAAATTGGCATGACTAAAGAAGAAGTCAGAGACTTTAGCCTAGTAAAAGCAATTAGAGCTATGGCTAATCCTTCTGACAGACAAGCACAAAAAGATGCAGAATTTGAATTTGAATGTTCTGCTGAAGCTGCTAGACAATATGGTAAAGATGCTCAAGGTATCATGTTACCAGCAGAAGTCCTCAAAACATGGGGAAAAAGAGACATCAACTCTTCTGATGATTCAACACTAATAAGTGAAGATTACAGAGGTGGAGATTTTATTGATGTATTAAGAAACGAATCTTCAGTAATGCAAGCTGGAGCTACTATGCTTCGTGGACTTCAAGGGAATGTTGTAATTCCTAAGAAAACTGCTGCTTCATCTGCTGGCTGGATTGCTACAGAAGGTAGTGCTGCTTCTGAATCAGAATTTACTTCAGGTTCAGTAACAATGTCTCCTAAAGTAATCGGTGCTTTTACTGATGCAACAAGACTCTTATTACAACAATCTTCATTAGATGTTGAGAACTT